AAGTCTGGGATATCTGAGCTATACATAAATGGACAGGACGCCACAGGGGCTACAAACATATCTTCTTATATCAATATAAATGATTCAAATCATATATTTATCAAATTCAATTCAGAGATTACGGGAGACACCTGGTTTAATGTAAAGTATCAGTCTGGATCCTGGAGCGGGCTTTTAGACAATAATACCTACAAAAATATAACCATATATTCAAATAGTGATGCTGATCCAATAAATAACTATCAACTTTATATGGGCAATAACTCTTTAATAGTAGAGGATTCGGACATCACCATGACAGAACTAGATGTGTACACATATTCTCCAGACTGGGTACGTATATCAAATTAGCTCAGCGTCATTTTGTGTGACAAAAGGCTGGACTTAGGCTGTCATTAGTGGTAAAATGATGTGTATATGGATATCAAAACTAGCTATAAGGTCAAAGAAGGCGAAACCACAATTGGTGTTTATGTCTGGGAGATGCCAGACGGACGCTGGATCGGAGACGATGAGGGAAACTTCTTGTCGGTAGCATCACGTAAAGATAATAGACAAAAGATTGAAATGCTGGCTAAAGCAGTAAGACATTATGGAATTGAAGAAGGAAAGCCTAAGTTTTTAGAAGGCAGTAGAAAAATTGACGACGAAGAGTTTGAGTATCAAAAACAAAGATTAAAATGGGGACTTACTCCAGATCCGTTGGATATAGGAAACTATAAGGATGAAATGAAAAAGTTAAAGGGTGGAAAATAATGGAGTTTATTGATGATGAAGAAAACTCGATCAGCGAAATAGAAATTTCTAATGCGGCTGATTGGGTTAAGTACAATAGCCCAAAGAACACCATCAGCAATGATCCATTTAAGGTGGAGGGCGAAGACATATCTAAGATATCTGGATTAGGACCTACATTCAGAAGAAAGATGAATCGTGACCTGCAAAAAAGATTTGTAGGTGTGGATGGAACTGCTACTCAGCAAAATCTATTACAGCAAGCAGTAACTGGCTATGCTATGTTTGACTTGATCGAGCCACCATATAACCTAGAATATCTTTCAAGAATTTATGAAATTTCTCCATACAACTACGCTGCCATAAATGCAAAGGTGTCCAACATCGTTGGACTTGGTTATCAGTTTGTAGAATCAAAAAGAGCAAATGATGCGTTAGACAACATAGAAGATGAAAAGCAGCTTGCAAGAGCTAGAAAAAAGCTAAATAGAATTAGACAAGATTTAAATGAGTGGCTTGAGTCAGTAAACGAAGAAGAAACATTTACTGAAACTCTTATTAAGGTGTATACAGATTTAGAATCTACAGGAAATGGATACATCGAGATTGGAAGAACAACAAGAGGCGATATAGGATATATTGGACATATACCTGCTAAAACAATGCGTGTAAGAAGATTGCGTGATGGATATATGCAGTTGCTATATGGAAAGGCAGTGTTTTTTAGGAACTTTGGAGATCAAGAGACTCCTAATCCAATTACAAGTGCAACAGATCGCCCTAATGAAATTATTCATTTAAAGAAGTACACTCCAACAAATAATTATTATGGAATACCAGACATTATTGCATCTCAAAACGCAATGGCTGGAAATGAATTTGCTGGAAAGTACAACCTAGATTATTTTGAAAACAAGGCGGTGCCAAGATATCTTATTACAGTCAAGGGCGCAAAGCTTTCGGGTGAATCAGAAAGAAAACTTTTAGAGTTTTTCCAGGTAGGCTTAAGAGGTAAAAATCATAGATCTCTTTATATTCCTTTGCCCCCAGACTCTGCTGATTCAAAAACTGAATTTAAAATGGAGCCAATTGAATCTGGAGTTCAAGATGGGTCATTTAATACTTACAGAATTTCAAATAGGGACGAAATATTAATTTCTCATAGAGTTCCTATAAATAAAATAGGAACCCCTGCTGGAGTTAATTTAGCAGTCGCTAGAGACGCAGATAAAACATTCAGGGAGCAGGTTTGTGGCCCTGCCCAGGCTAATTTAGAAAAGAAATTAAATAAGATTATTGAAGAAAAGACAGACGCTTTAACAATTAAATTTAATCAGTTGGCCCTTAATGATGATGATACTCAGTCAAAAATTGATGAAAGATATTTAAGATTCCAGGTAATTACACCAAATGAGGTTAGAATTAGAATGGGATTAGTTCCTAGAGAAGGTGGCGATGAGGTCGTAGATCTTCAAGCCCAGGCAGCAGAAGCAAAGGCTCAGGCAATGCAAACCAGAACTAGGGACCAAGAAAGATCTGCAAATTCTCCAGATACCTCTGGGGAAGGCCGAAATGCAAAAGGCGACGGCAGACAAGTCGAGTAGTCTTACTCAACTGTTATTTGCCTTTTGATATATAGAAATCTATAATATACACATATGACCATTGAAAAATCCCATTGGTCTTCTAACGGAAATGTTATTAATTTATCAGTTCCGTTTACGAAGGTCAACAGAGAAAAAAGAACAGTCTCAGGTTTTGCTACATTAGACAACCTAGATCAGACTGGTGATGTTGTTACGCAGGAAGCGAGCATGAAAGCTTTCGAAGGTTTTCGTGGAAATCTAAGAGAAATGCATCAGCCTTTAGCTGTCGGTAAGGTTGCATCATTTAGACCAGAAACATATTACGATCCAAAAACAAAAGAGTTTTATAACGGAGTATATGTTGACGCATACATTTCAAAAGGCGCACAGGATACCTGGGAAAAAGTTCTTGATGGAACATTAACAGGATTTTCAATTGGCGGAAAGATTATAGATTCAGACACAGAGGTTAACAAGTCTACAGGACAAAGCGTTAGATTTATTAAAGATTATTCTTTAGTTGAATTATCAATAGTAGACTCTCCAGCAAATGAGCTTTGCAATATTTTGTCTATTGAAAAGGTAAATGGCCAAATGATATTTAAAGGAATTGCTGCAGATGTAAAAATGGAAAATATTTTTTATTGTGCAGAAAGTGATTCTGTGTTTATGTCAACAGAGGCAGAATATATTTCTCCAGTTACTGGAAAGAAGACAGAACTCATTGGATGGGTAGAGTCAAACGATATTAACAAATCAAAGGAAATAGATAAGATTCTTGATTCTCATAAATCAAGATTAAAAACGTTGCCTGATACACAAATTGCAAAACAGGCAAACGCAGAAGGAGGTAATGAAGTGGAAAACGTAGAAAATACAGAAGTCGTAGAAGACACTGTTGAAAAGTTACGTGCTCCTGAGGCTCCAAAGAAAGATGAGCCAAAGGCAGCAGCTCCTGTTGTAAAAGCAGAAGCGCCTGCAGCTCCAGTTGTAGAAGCAACTCCAGCTGCTCCATCATCTGATGAAGTTAAAAAGTCTGATGAAGTTGAAAACACTGAAGCAACATCAGAAGAAACTTCTGCCGAAGTTCTGGAAAAAGCAGCCGACGTATCAGAAGTTGAGGTTGAAGAACCTGATTTTGCAAAGATGCTTGGTGACCTAAAGGGTTTCTTCTCAGAGACTTTGGAAAAAGCCTCTGAGGCAAACGCAGCTCAAGTTACAACTATCAAAGAGACAGTTGAAACTTTCAGCAAAGGCGTAGATGCTAGAATTTCAGAATTAGCAGAACAACACACAGCACTCTCATCTGCAGTAGATGCAATTAAGAATACAATTGCAACTGTTGAAAAGAGAGTAGACGCAGTCGAATCAGAGACTGCATTCAAGAAGTCCTCAGACCTTGGCGGGTCTCAGGAGATTACAATAAAAAAATCAAAATGGAACGGTTCTTTCCTCGGTTCCGTTAATGAATTACTTAAATAATGAAGGTAGGTGAAACAAAAAACAATGAGCAATGAACTATTACAAAAAGCAGTTTCCGCTGATACAACATTAACCACAGCAATGACTGGTTCCGCTGGTGCCGATTCAGGTATCCACGTTGGTTCCGAAGGCAAGGGTGGTTTGTTGAACCCAGAGCAATCTGCTCGATTCCTCGATTATATGTTCGATGCGACAGTAATCGGTAAGGTAGCTCGTACTGTTCGAATGAGAGCAGACACTACTGAAATTGATCGTATCGGCGTAGGTGAGAAACTTATGAAGGTTGCTTCTGAAGCAGATAACACAAACAGTGGTAATGCTGCAGTCACCTTCTCCAAGATTTCTCTTACAACAAAGAAGCTTCGCCTAGATTGGGAGCTTTCAACAGAATCTCTTGAAGACAACATTGAAGGTGCTGATCTAGAAGATCATATCGCACGTATGATGGCAACTCAGGCAGGTAACGACATTGAAGATGTAATCCTAAATGGAAATACTGCACTAAGCTCTGACCAGCTATACAAGGCGTTTGACGGCGTAGTTAAGATTGCAAAGACAAACGGACATGTAGTTGATGCTGAGGGTGCTAACGTATCCCGTGAAGTATTCAACAATGCCCTTAAGGCTTTGCCACGTAAGTACAAGCAGCGTAGACCAGATCTCCGCTTCCTATCAGGATCAAACTTGATTCAGGATTATTTGTATTCAACATCACAAAATATCCAGAACGTAAACCCACAGGATATCGCTTCAAGCATTATCCGTGGAGATCAGCCAGGTCTTGGTGGCCCAGCTGGATTCGTAGCACCATTCGCATTCGGTATTCCGATTGTTGAAGTGCCACTACTTCCTGAGACACAAGCTGGAGATTATGACACTCCATCAGGTAACCATGGTGACGTACACTTGACATTCCCTAATAACGTAGTTATTGGTATCAAGCGTGACGTTACAGTTTATCGCTTCTTCTGGCCAAAGAAGGATTCGATTGAGTATACAATGTATACCCGTGTCGGAACCCAAATTGAGCAAGCAGATGCATGGGTTGTCGTTAAGAACGTTAAGGTTGCTTCCTAATTTATAGGAATTAAACTGCTGAAAGGCCCCTAAATTAAATTTGGGGGCTTTTCCTTTTAACCCAGTAATGCTATAATTATTGTTACCTAGATTAAGGAGAATATATGTCATTCGAGACATTAAAGGTAAAAGAATTAAAGAAAATTGCAGAGGACTTTGCAGTTGATACAGATGGTCTAAAAAACAAGGCCGATATAGTAGCCGCTCTTGCAGAAGAAGGCGTAACATGGTCAGTATACCAAAGCACATTAAAGAATATTGAAGAGGCAAAAGAAGAAGCTCCTACTGTGCTTCCAAAGTTTGACCCAAATAAAGATATTTCTGCAGACGAAGTGCTTGTTAGAATGACAAGAAATAATTTTAGATACGATATAATGGGTAAGACATTTACTAAAGAGCATCCATTTGTCGCTATGGGCAAGGAAGACGCTCAAAGAATTTTTGACAAGGAGGAGGGCTTTAGATTAGCAACTCCAGCAGAAGTAAGAGAGTTCTACAACTAAGCCTATTAAATGGCAGAGATATTAAAAAATAGCAATTCCCCAGTTTATCATCAGGTATTCTGGAGAGGAAATGTTGTTGATGCAGACAATCTACCAACAGTAGAGATATACGATATCACTGAAACTCCAGAAGAAGAAAATCCTGGCTTAACAATTTTATTAGATACTATTACTGCTGAAAAAGATGAAACAAATGTTGGTCTGTATGCAGCACACATACCTTTGCCATATACAAGCAACACAGGTACCCTAAGACTTGTTTGGAATTATGAGGTAGATTCTGAAGAGTTTACCTACCGTCATGATGTTTTCGTAGTGACGCCATATGCAGATTTATACCAGTCTGCCTACATGCTTGGTGTAAGCACAGATCATTCAGATCCAAATTATAAATCTTTTTCAGAGCTAGCAGCGGCAGAACGATATGCTAGACAGAGAATAGAAGATTATACTGGACAACAATTTTATCTGTATAGCGATATACATAGAGTCATGGGAACTGGTTCTGACACCTTGCCATTACCAGATCGTCTTCACACAATTCATAAGCTATACTTAAATGATATTGTTTTAATAGATAACACTGCCTACCCAGCAGTAAATAATTGGGGATACAACGTACAGGTTTCAGAAACTGGCTTTGGTATAAGAGTTAATAGAGCAGAAATGTTAGATAATACTGTCTATATTGCAAATGGAATGGTTCCACCAACAATACATGATGGTCAAGGTGTATTTAAAAACGGTGCGATGTATGAAGTTCAAGGCAAGTTCGGATGGAAGAAGGTTCCAGACAAGGTAGAGCTTGCAGCTATAGAATTAATGAAAGATTTCTTCGCAAAGGATAACACTTGGAAGAATCAATATATTTCAACAATACAAACTTTTGACTGGCAGTTTGAATACAGTCCAGAAGTTTTTATGGGAACGGGTAATGCTTACGCTGACCGACTATTGTCTGACTTCATTGTAAACAAAGCCTCATTGATATAATGTCATCAGTTATTAATGCAGTTTTATCAATGAAGCTGGATGTATATAAGCAGATTGATATTCAGGACGCAAACACTGGTTCTATAAAAAAAGAATGGATTTATGATAAAACTTTAGACTGTCATGCTAAAGGAGTAATAAGCAACTCAGCTACAACAAGAACTAGCGATAAGCAGGTATTCGACAATAGATACTATAATGATCAAATACTTCAGATAAGAACTAAAGACAGACTTACAATAAGAGAAAAGATAACAAATATAAGGGATTCAAGAGGCGAATGTGTTTGGACTGAGATAAACTTTCCAACCAACAGCCCAACTGTTTTTGAAGTCGTAGGAACCACACCAATAACAGATCCATTTGGATCGGTTTTAGGATATAACTCATCTGTAAGAAGATCGGAGAACCAGCAAATTGGCATCTGATAAATTACTATTACAAGCAGCCAGCGGATTAACAAAGTTAATGGCGGGACAACGAGTTGACGGAGCAATTAAAGATAGTACTGTGGCCCAGGTTTCCGCAGCAATATTTTATCAAGCAAATGTTGTAGCAAAATTAACAAACAGCACATCATTTAATAGAGCATTTGCAAAAACTATATTTAAGCAAATCGAACAGGATTTTGGCCAGTACATAGATGCGAAAGCAAGAACTTCTCCAAGGTCAATGCACCATGTATATGAATGGCAAAGAGTTGGTGACAAGGAAGCTAGGCTTTTTAAGTTAAACAAAATTTCTGAAGGCGTAATGTCTTTTCAAATCAATTATAACCTTCTGCCTTCAAAGTCCATGGTTCCAACTAAAAAGGGCAAGCATAGACATGTCTTTGTTAGCAAAGCAGAAATTATGGAACAGGGCAAGCCAGTTGTAATATCCCCTAGATCAGCAGAGAGACTTGTTTTTGATGTAAACGGATATACTGTTTTTATGCCCAAAGGAAAATCTGTAACTGTACAAAAGCCTGGTGGAGCAGCAACAAAAAATTCTTTTTTATCAGCATATAAATATTTTTTTACCAGCAATCTAGTTAGCAACTCAATTAAAGCTTCTGGATTTCAGAGATTATTTAATTCGTCTTTAACAAAAGCAATGAAGATACCTGTTAATATAAAAACGGTACAATATAAGTTCTCGCCTAATTCAGTTGCAAGCCAAGCTGAGGCGGCGGTAAGCACAGCATTTGCGGGGGTATAGAATGGTAAATTATAGATTAGACGCTATGTTTGAGATCAGAAAGTATCTTTGGGAAAAGTTAAGAGATGCTAATATATTTGATCCAGATGATTACTATAGTGACAATTTAAATGAAACTATAGTTCCAATTTTGCCAATTCAGCAGGCACCAGAAATGAATCAATTTTTAAGTGGCAAAAAGCATATAGTCTATGACAAAATAGGAATGTCATATGAAAACAATTGGCTTATATGCTGTGAGCAAATATTATTTACAATATACTCAACAGACATCTTAGACATTGTAGAGATAAGAAACTTTCTTACAGATGAGTTTCGCAGAATGGATGATTCTGCTAGAGACGTAAACCGTTGGGACAGCTTATCAGATAAATTTAAATTTCACAGTATATTTATATCGGACATGTCGCCGACAGCCCCATCAGAAGAGCTACAAGGGTTCTTGGCAGCAGATGTTATTTTGGAGATAAAATATTCCAGAATAACTGATAGCTCTGGCAGATTTGCCTAGTTTGCTTTAGGCGACTAGGACATCTATAATTGGACATAGAGGGAAGGGCCTAGCCAGCCATTTATATATATATATAAACATTTCATGAAATAGGAGGTTAGACTTCATGGCAGCACAAAACGTAGGTAATGCTAAAAACATTCTTGTCGGTGCTTCTCCATTGTTCCTTTCAGTAGAAGATTCTACAGTCGAAGGTTACGATGAGAGCATGGAAGCTGGCGTTGCAAATACATTCGTAGCGAACAAAAATCGCTTCGTTCCAGCATTTTCAACTTCAGAGTCATACACTGATACCCTTAACGCAGTTGCAGTAACAACTGCCACAACACAGGGAACAACACCAAAGGATGGAGGCGCATACCGTAACGTTGGTTATACAAATAATGGTCTTCAGATCACTTATAATCCAACATACGATTCAGTAACCGTCGACCAGCTACTTGATACAGCTAAGCTTTTCAAGTCTGCGATGGAGGTTATGATCGCAACCGAAATGTCCGAAGGTACATTAGAAAATATTCTTATTGTATTCGGACAAGGCAAGTCAACTTTGACAGAAGGAGATAACGACGAACTAGGTCTTGAGGCAGGTGCACTTGGTGCAGCTCCAACAGAGCGCCAGCTTGTCGCTATTGGAAAGGCTCCTACAGTAGCTTCTCCAAATACAGAGCGTGTATATTATGCACGTCGTGTTCTTTCAGTACAACAGTCACAGTTCTCGCTTGCTCGTACTGCTCCAACCACATTCCCAGTAACATTCCGTCTTCTACCATCTGGTGACTCAGCTCACGCAGGTTCAGAATACGGTAAGATTATTGACCGTGCTTGGACACCAGCATAATAATTAATTTTAATTATTAAATAAGGCCCCCAGAAATGGGGGCTTTTCATTTGTATCCACACCATCCTTATGTTATAATAATTAAGAATCCTAAAGGAGGATAAATTGGCTACTACAGTATACGACGTAGAAGAAATTGAATTACAAAATGGTGCTAGGGTAAAACTAAAGCCATTATCAATCAAGCAGTTACGTAAATTTATGGCTGCCGTACAAAAGACTCAAGAATCAACAGATGAAAATGCAACATTGAGCATTTTAATTGATGCATGTGCAGTTGCGCTAGAAACACAGTTACCAGATTTGGTATCAGATAGAGACGCATTAGAAGAAGCATTGGACGTACCAACAATCAATCGCATCCTTGAAGTATGTGGAGGGATTAAGATGGACGACCCAAACCTAATAGCGGCAGCGGTTCTGGCTGGTCAGAACTAGATCTTGCCGCTTTAGAAGGAGAAGTATTTCTTTTAGGACATTGGAAGAATTACGAAGAGTTAGAAGAAAACCTATCAATGCCAGAGCTCATTCAGACATTGAAATCAATGCATGAAAAAGAGCACAACCAGAGAAAGTTTGCAGCATCTCTAAAGGGAATACCGATGGACGATGAAGCAGAAAAATCAGGTCCTACGTTCGACGATGTCAAGCGGAGAGCACTTGGGATTAACGCATCAGCAGATGATGTAGTTAGTCTGCAAGGATCGTTCGCCTCAGAAGCTGGATTCGGAATCGGAATGGGATTGGGATACTCCAAGGGGTAGCAAATGGCCGATGATCAGATTGTAACTAATATAGTTGCGAAAGCTGATCTTTCAAGCCTTGTCACGGAAGTGCACAGGGCTACTGCCAGCCTACAACAATTACAACAAAACCTTTCATCAGCTGGAAAATCAGTTGCTTCACAAATAAAGGTTATCAATAACTCATTCGGAGAAACGTTACGAAGTACTGGACAGTTTGCGTCTCATTTCGTAACACTACATTCCGATGTAGAAAGATTTGGAAAAGGCTTAGACTCTGGAAGATTAAAATTAAGAGATTATTATAGTGCTTTTAATCAGCATGCAAAACAAAGTGGCGGATTAATTAGAGACCTTGCTAAGCAGCAAGTAATGTTACAAAATGCAGTTATGCAGCCATTGGGTAGAAATGCTCAAGGCTTAATGCAATACAATGTACATATTCCAAGAGGTTTAGATTTAGTAAAAAATAAAGCAAACTTAGCTCGTATGGAATTGCAGATTATGAATCGTGCAATTAATGAAGGAGCCACAGCATTAATTAATTGGGGTAAAAATACTCAGTGGGCTGGTCGTCAGTTAACAGTTGGATTGACTGTCCCTATAGCAGGTTTTGGTGCGGCAGCAGCCAAAGCATTTAGAGAAGCAGACCAAGAGTTAACAAGATTATCTAAGGTGTATGGAGATATAGGCGGCGCAACAGCTGATGAACTTACAAAAGTAAGAAGAGATATTATTGCAACATCTAAAGAATTGTCTGCTGCATTAGGCGTAAATTATAAAGAAACTATTTCATTAGCCGCTGATATTGCCGCAACAGGTAAGCAGGGCAACGAACTGATGGGCTCATTAAGAGAAACAACTCGATTAGCCGTACTTGGAGAAGTAGATAGAGCAGAGGCCATGAAGGCCACTCTGGCAATTCAAACTGCCTTTAAACAAAATACAGATGAACTATCTGAATCAATTAACTTTTTAAACGCAGTTGAAAACCAAACTTCAACAACTCTAAATGATTTAGTAGAAGCAATTCCCAAAGCTGGTCCAGTTATTAAAGGATTAGGTGGAAGCGTTCAAGATTTAGCTCTATACCTTACAGCTATGCGTGAAGGTGGAATATCTGCATCAGAAGGAGCTAACGCATTAAAGTCTGGTCTTGCTTCTTTAATTAACCCAACAGATGTGGCGGTTGCTAAGTTTAGTAATTGGGGAATAGATATTTTAGGAATGGTTCAAAGAAATGCTGGTAATACAACTGGCATGATTTTGGAAATGCAATCTGCATTAGATAAACTTGACCCACTGCAAAAGCAGCAAGCAATTGAACAATTATTTGGTAAATTTCAATTTTCAAGACTTAATGCTTTATTTAACAACTTAGGAAGACAGGGTAGCCAAACGCTCCAGGTAATGGATCTTATGAAGGCCAGTGCTGGGGATCTGGAGGCTGTAGCGGGCCGAGAATTAGCAGCCGTAACTGAATCTGCATCTGGACAATATAAGAGGGCTATAGAGTCTTTAAAGGCCGAATTATCAACATTAGGTGAAGACTTCTTAACAATAGGAACTAAGTTCATTAATATTATAACTAAACTATTAAAGTTTTTAAACAATTTACCAGAACCAGTAAAGAAATTAATAACAGCATTTGGAGGATTAACCGCAATTGCTGGACCAATAATTATGTTAACTGGTGTTCTTGCAAACTTTGCTGGATATCTGTTAAAAGGATCAACTAATTTAAAAGCATTACTTTCTGGCTCAAAGGGATGGAAAATGCTTACTCCAGAAATTGTTGCAGCAAATCATGCTGCTCAATCCCTAGAGGCAACATTTTATAGTGATGCACAGGCGGCAGCTGTATTGGAACAGGCTTTAAGAAACCTTGTAGACGAGTTTAATGTTTTAAATAATGCAGTAAATAGTGGAAACATATCTGTAAAGCCAGCAATTTCTACAATGGGTAATAATTTAATAATGACTGGCGGAACACAAATAGAAGTAGATCCTACTCATAGGCTTACTGGAGAAAGAGATACTAGAGCATTCTCACACATTAATCCAAGAAAGAGCGGTCATGCTGGACAATTATTGGGTGTAGTTCCAGGAGCAATACCAGTAAATAGAAGGCTGGGTGCAACTCCACAAATGTATATGACCGAAAGACTTCCAAATATAGAAGGTCTGACTTCTGTTGGAGGAGTTTCAACTGGAATTGTTGCACAGGAAGCGGCTAAGTTCCATGCATTAATGGCTACGCTTGGAATGCAAACTGAAGCAGAGGTGGCAGAATTAAAGAAGGTAGTCGCTTTAGGCGGAACAATAAGCTCAGATCTTTTAAATACATATGATGACTTGCTTCCAATAACATCAAAGTTTGCTAATAAAGCTGCTTCAGAATCAGCCTTAATTGTTGCAGAATTACGTGCAGCTAAAATTACCGTAGATCAGGCTAGAATTCAAATCATGCAGCTCAATGCACAAATTGAGGCAGAAATGTCTGCTGAAATATCTCAATTAGCAGCAGCTCGTGGAAGAACAATTGATTTTTCAAAAGCTCCATTAATAAATCAAGCTGTAACAGATCCTACTGGAAAATATACTTTAAGAGATATGTTTAAGCGTGAAAGCAGCAAGAATGTTTTGGAGGAGTTTGGCAGACTTCGTGGAATTAAAACATTTGGCGCACCTTACAGCATGGAAGTAAATAGGCCAAAAAGATTTAACTCTGGAGGAGCAGTATACTCTTCTCCAAATATTGTTCCTGGTCCAAATGTAGACTCCGACATTGTTCCAGCAGTTTTAACTCCTGGAGAATTTGTTGTAAATAGAAAAGCTACTCAAAGAAATCTTCCATTACTAATGGCAATTAATAATGGCACATTGGGTGGAGAAGTTTCTAATCAACAGTTCGGCTACGGAGCACAAGCTGCTACATCTCCATTTAGATCCACTTCATCTGATGTTGATATGTTATATAGTTATGTTGATAGTCTTATGGATGACAGCTATGATGCTAGGTTTAAATCAAGCGCTATACTTAATGACGCTATGGGAATTATGCAGGCGAGAATTACAAATGACCCAGACGATGCAATCGCAAGAGCAAGAAAGTATTTTGAGCAGGCCACAAATTTAGCAGAAACCGAAGGAATAACATACAGAGAAGCAAGAGATAGAATTCTTCAACAAAATCCTAAACTTATTTCCTTAAGAAGTGGACGCCAGCCAGTGTTATCAAATGAAGCAAGAAAATTAATTGGTGATACTATGCGTAGATCTGGTTATCCAATTGGAAGAAATGCAGAATTTTTGCAAAGAGGACACATTGATCCAATAGGAACACTTACTACTCACGGAGTAGGATATTTTGGGCAGGCTATCGCTGATCCATATAATCAGTTTACAAGAATGTTAAGTGTAAGGTTGCCAGAAATTGAGGATAGAATACCAGACAATTCTTCTGCTGCAAAAGCTAGAGCAAATGCAATAGTTAAAACATTGGGCTTTGAAGACTATGATGATTTTATTTTAAGAAGAGGAGAAGTTGATAATATAGTTTCAACTGGAAGACCTCTTAGAAGAAGCCCAGTACCTCTTGGCCTATTTAGATTCTTAAACCCAGTAAGAAGAAATATGGGAGGAATGATTCCTGGATACAGTAGGGGAGGAGGAGTCGCTAAGTCTGGAAGACTTTTTTACGGAGACAACAGGCCTTCATATTTAAGTGCTGCAGACATTGCATCCAGAGTTCCTTTACAACAAACTTCAACTGGAATGCGTACTCCAGGATTAATGCAAGCATTTGGTCAAGGGTTTAAAGAAGGAAGACCTTTAATAAGTACTGGCGCAGGACCCGTTGATCCATTTGTAAAAATGAACGCCATATCCATGGGCGGAAGCATGCTAGGAATGGGTGCAATGAGCATGGGCCAATCAGGTCTTGGAATGGGAATAATGGCTGCAGCAAATTTCCTTCCACTACTAACTCCAAAACTAATGGCAATAAAAAATGCTATGTCTGCTGCTGCAGGTGGTGCTGGAGGATTAACAAAAGCATTTAAGCTATTAGGAATGGCAACAAAGTTTGCTTGGCCTATAGCTGCAATAACTGCAGTCGGCTTTGCCCTAAAGAAACTTTATGATAACGTAAAAGAGTATCAAAGAGAACAAACTTTATTAAATGGAATGACAGAAGAAGGTGCTAAGCAGGCTGGAATAAAGTATAATAATTTATCTTCTTCTATTAAAAATGTAACAGAACAAATTAGAGCTCAGAGGGCTATGGGCAAGGCAGCATTTGAAGCTGTTGCTCCAGCTGGACTTCCTGGAATGTCGATAACAATAAAGGAAATGAAAGAAGCCAAAAAATTTGCTCAAGAAAATTTAACAGAGTTTGTTGACACATTTAATTCAGCATCAAGAGATCAGGTTGTACCACTAGCTCAAAACATTAAGGCACAATTTATTGCTGGTGGCATGAGTGCAGAAGAAGCAACAAAGAAGATATATGGAATTGTTGCCGCTTCTGAAAAATCTAAAGAGGCATTAAATGTTTTAGGGTCTTCTGGATTTGCTATCATAAGAGATAAAGCTTCAGCTGCTGATTTTATGGTTAAAAATTTAGTTAAAAACTTAGAAGGAATGACTAGAAGCAAAGATTTAGGAAATGCATTTAGTAATACCCTAAATGTAATTGATGGAATTAGAAAGGGCTTAGAAGGAACTAAGGACGCTACTGGTAATGTAATAGATCAGTCAGAGGCCTTAAAACAAACACTAGAGCAAGTTAAAAATATAAATGGCTCAGACAAGCAAATTGGAGAGGCCAAACTAGATCAGTTGGAAAAGTCTCAGCCAGAGTTGGCAGCTATACTTAATTCAGCAGATACCATTGCTAGTGCCTATGCTAAATGGCAAATTGCAATTTCTGGAGCTAGAGTTAATTTGAAAAATATGACTGCCGATCAGGCTCTCATGCTTGCAGAGTTTGACACAGCCATGTCTACTGCTATGACTAATTTATCTAAAGAGGCTGGAGACAACAGTACTTTTGGAAAAGTTGGAAAGCAAATAGCTAGACTAAATAAAATTGCTTTATCTACTTCAGCAGCAGCCCAAAGAAATGCCGAAAAGGCAAGAAAGCAAATTGAAGAAGAGATAAAGTTAATTGATGAAAAGATTAAAAAGATTAATGAAGAGGCTGACGCAAAGATTAAAGCTCTTCAAAGAGTTCAACAAAAAGAAAATTATCAATTAGATTTACAAAGAGCTCAGCTTGATTATCAGGATGCAATTGCTAGAGGAGACATGGCAGCGGCAGCTAGAGCTCAGCTAGCCATAGACCAGCTTGTTAAGGAACGTCAAAATACATTAGCAATAGATGCAATCCAAGATGAAAGAGAAAGAAAGTTAAATAAGGCTAACAAGGAAAAAGAGGCTAAGCAAAAACAACTAGAAGCAAAGGCTGAAGCTTTTCAAAATAGTCAAATGAATGCTCAAGAAGCAGCTTCAGTTCGTGATGAATTATTAAAGCAACAAGCTGAATATCAAAGAATTGTTAAAGAACTCGCATATGCCCAAGCAATGCCAAGCGGCACAGTAAAACAAAATACAGCAAGACAAAAAGCAATAGAATCAGCAACAGGTCAATTGGTTGGCTTCCAGTCAACAGTAAGAGATTTTGCAACAACTGGAACAGCTGCACAAAAGAAAGCTTTCTCTGAAGCTTTTAAGGATATGCTATCTCAACCTGCTGGAGTGTTTCAGAATATGGGTTCTGTTGTTGGCGGTAAGTATGTTCCTGGCGGAAATGTTTCCACAATAGGAAAATCCACACAAGACGATATTGAAAGAGTTCAGAGAGAAGCTTTAGCTATCACTGGAGGCAAAACTTTAGCAGACCTATATAGACTTATAAATAATAAGGGAATAGGCAAGGGCGATGGGGCAACATATGGGAAAGATAATCCGTATGTATTACGTGGAACTTATGAGACGAAGAAGGACGGGTCTCTGACTGATGCTGCACGTGGACAAATTGTAGATAGATTAAAGTTACAAAGAAACGATTTCTTTGAGTATAAGGGTCAGTTATATAGAGTTACTGGATCAAAGACAAACACTCAAAGAGCTTATTTGCAAAAAGCAGCTGGCGGAATGATAACTGGTCCAGGATCTGGAACCTCTGATTCTATACCAGCAATGCTTTCCAATGGTGAGTATGTAATAAATGCTGCTGCTGTAAAGAATATTGGCGTACCTATGTTAGATAGAATTAATGGAATGGCTCAAGGTGGACTAGCCACTAGATTTGATATTCCAAAATATTCAACTGGTGGAAGAATAATGTATGGATCTGGCGGTGGACCAGCAGGAAACTCAAATGCATTATATAATATTAATGTTACACTTAATGGATCAGATATGAATCCTGACGATGTGGCTAAGGCTATCAGCAGAGAAATGAAGCTAAGAGAAGCAGCATCTGGAATAGGTAGGAGGTACTAATGGCATTTGAGAATTTACCTAAAGGTTCTATCCTTTACATAAAGGCAACAGACCCTCTTGCTATAGATCCTGCAAATAATCAATTTACCTATGGTGGATCTACATTTACTGCTCCAGGACAAAAGTATTTATCGGCGGTGGCTACAAGAAACGGACTTGCCGTCGGAAATAAAACTCAAACCAGATTTAGAAGAGTAACAGAGCATAATAGGTCAGAATTTAGTGTAACCCCTATCAGAATAGAAAGGCAAGAAAGAATGGCTAATGGGTCTCTACGTAAATACGTAATAGCAGACAAGAAGTCATTTAGCCTATCTTGGACAATGTTGCCATCATTTAGAAATGAGACGGTAGATGGAGCATGGGGGGCGGAAGACCTAAAAGCCTTCTATGAATCTACACTAGGACAAGGTACATTTGATATTATGATAAATCCTACATCCTTTGATCCAGCAGTCAATTTAGAGAATACAGGCGTATTAGCAGATGATTATACCTATACAGTTACATTTACATCTTGTGACTTTGTAGTAGTTAAAAGAGGCATCCAGGCATATTGGAATGTAAATATGAGCATGGAGCAGGTATGATCCAATTAAATGAAACAGTTAAGAATATATTAAAGACGAGTAGGAGTATCTCTACTTCGGCGGGCGCACTTATTGAGTACAATATGAATAATATGGTGAATCATATTAGCGGAACATCTAATGCTAATTATGGAGACCTTACTAATGCTTATAATAAGTTATTTCCTATAGACACGATATACAAACCATTTAGACCATTACTCCCAGGAATTAAATATTTAATTTATACAGTAGGGAATACTGACACTCAAGAAAACTCATTTGTTTCCCCCAGAGAATTAAATCCAGAAGGCACAAGACTATACTATCCTGGAGACAGCATGACATACAAGTATTGGCTTGGCCCTAAGGATGAAGATATTAGTATTTCTATCTCATACTTTAAAGATGAAGCTAAAACAATTCCAAAGATAATCGTAGCAAATAAAATTATTGCAAGATTTGAGGTTAGTCATGATGTTCCAACTTCATGGACAATTACCGCAACTAAGCAGGATAACACTACAATCACTGCAACAGGAACCTCACTTGTTAATGGTCAAGCAACGATTTACTATAACGGAACAACCTGGTCTACAAACGAACCATCTACATTCAATGCTTATCAACAATTTAAATCTATATCATTGCAAGCCGTTAACTCAAACAGTGGTAAGCTAATAGGAGTAATAGAGTTTGCCCCTATTTGGGTGGTAGACATTACAAATGATATTCAAAGTTTTAATATTTTAAAAGAAACCAGCGACGACACAGACTCAATTATTCCAGTAGGAAATTTAACAGCAAATACATTGTCGCTATCTTTAAATAAATATACTCAAGGATCTTTAAAGTTAAAAGAGTACCTTAGAGATTCTGATATAGACCCTACAATAT